TCTTGCTGCCTTAAGTACCACCGATTTGCAGTGATCCATTTGTCAAGCCAGTTCCGGACATCATCGAGCAACTCCTCATCGGGCTTTTCGCCCGGTTTCATTTCCACCCTGTACTGGTGGCCATCGCCCGCGATATAGTTGACGCGGTTCTCATGGCCGCACCTGGCGAACGGGTTCTGATTCCAGAGCAGCCGGCCATGGTCCCTCACCTCCTTTAGCCCTTGCTCGTTCTGATAGACCGGTGCAATCGCACCCGCACTGGCCAGCCCAATCGCAGACCAGCGGCCGCTCGCGTCGAACAGGTCATCGTTGGGGTCGACGTATCGGTCGCACAGATCAAGCGTCGACTCCATCGCCCTGAGTTCGTGCTGGATGGCCCGCAGGACGGTGTCGTCCTGACGTTGCCGGAGTTCATGGAGCCGGCTGCCGTTGCGCCACGTGCGGACGGCTTCGGAAATGCCTGGAAAGTACATGCGGTCCTCCGTGCTCAACAGCCGCTGGTCGACGCGGCCAGCTTCTCGAAAATCTCCCGGCGTCTGCGGTAAATGCGTTGCTCCCGGGTGTTCACCTCGGCCTTGACCTCCTTGCAGAGCTCCACGTAGTCCGTATCGTGCAGCCCTTGCGAGACCACATCGAACGTGTCAAGGATCTCGCGGCGGATGGGGGTACGGTCAGTCATAGGTCGACGCCGTGCATGGCTTTCATCCAGCGCTTGTAATCGCCAACGAACCGCTCGGCGTCATGTAGACTGCGGAATCTGTGAATCGACACCGGCCCCAACATCCCGCGCTCCCTGTTTGCGCATCGGTCGCAACCGTGTGGTGCATCGATTGAGACACCTCCCGCAAGGTCATCCTCGAAAATCTCCAGGCAGCCGGTACACACGGCATGTGTATATTTCAGCAATACCTCACTCAACCTTCTCATGGGTCTGTCTCCCGAATCACAGGTAGGATTTGATTCACCTCCCTCTGCATACTTCTCCTGCCAACCTCTCCGCCATTTCCAGCGCGTCCGGCCCGTCGTCATGCTCCCCGACCGGGAAGTCCATCAGTTGATCGATCAGCCGCCGGCCATGGTTCCCCTCATCGTCCAGCACGCGAATCTTCCGGTCAGCGATGTACGGGTTGAGCCGGCGAATCCGAAACTCCTTTTTCAGCCCCCCGGTCTCCATGGGGATCGGGTTGTACTGCTGACCGAAGCCGCCAGCACTCTCGCGTTCCAAGTTGTGGCAAAGCAGTTCTTGGAATTGCACCGATTCGATCCCTACGGCGTCCGGCTGCCACTCGTTGCACCAGCCCAGGAGCTTGCCGGTGATCCTGTTGAGCGGGATTCGTTCGATGTGGGCCGCCACCCACAACAGCCGCTGTGCGAACCCGAGGAAGATCAACGCCGAGTAGTCCCCCTTCTTATCGCTCTTGCCTTTGCTGGGGTCGATCGTCACAAGGCGGGCTTGGAAGTTCCTGGGAAACAATCGCCTTGGCACCAGCACCCCGTCGAACAGGTGCGGCGACCACTCCGTCCCTCCGGCCTCGGACGGGTCCTGCTGATCGACCGCCGCGAAGATGGCCGGGTCAAGCCGCTGCTCTTCCTCAAGCGTCTTCAGCGACTTGTGACGCGGCCAGAGGGCATCACCTTCCTTCCTGGGATCGTCCGGGTGCGTCTTCTCCGCCTTCCTGATCGACGGCAACTCCATTACGCGCCACCGATCGGGCTGTTGCCGGAGGAGCCGACCGCACAGGTCGTCTCGGCTTCGGCGGGTGTTGACGATGATGATCCTCGCGTCTTCACCGATCCGGCGAAGGATCTCCGCAGTGAAGAACCGCCAGCACTGTTCACGCGCCGAGGCGGAAATGGCCTCCTCTTGGTTCTTCAGCACGTCGTCAATCAAACAGAGCGACCCGGGCCAGCCGGCAATGCCCTGTTCGCGACCCACCGCCTTGAAAAAGCCGTTGTGCCCGACCACCTTGAAGTAGTCCTGCCTCGAAACGGCGACTTCCTTGTCCCCGGCCTTGCGCAGCCGCACATCCGGAAACAACGCTTGGTATTCCTCACTACGGATGATCCGTTGTACGTCGATGCCGAACTGACGGGCCCAGTCACCCGAGTACGTCGCCGCGATCACCTGCTCGTTCGGGTTGCGGCCGATCGCGTAGGCGGCCGCCCGGCGCGTCGCGAGTTCGGTTTTGCCAACCTGGGGTGGTAACAGCACCATGGTACGACTACCGGGCGTCTCGATGGCTTTGTCGAGTTCCCTCGCCAACACGCGGTGATGCCAGTTGACTACGTACGGAGGCGAGCCCCCGAAGGTGAAGCGTGTGAAGTCAAGCAGGTTCGTGCGGGCCCGGCTTACCATTGCCTCCCACGCTTCGGCCGTTCCCGTTTCCGCTGTGAGCGTCAGCAGGGCCCTGAACGCCTCCGGATCGTGACAAGAGTCGATCGATGTCGGCCAGTCTGCGGGATACGAAGTCTGCTCGTTGCTTCCCATCTGAGGTGTCCTTGACCTCTAATTCGTAACGCTCGCGATACTCCGGCCTCAGTAGCTTTGCCCGGAAGATCAGCAGCACGTCGCTGTAGCGCCGGATGTGCCCAACCACGTCCTTCTTGAGCGGCTTCCCTTCCTCGCTGTAGATGGTGCCGAACACCGGCTCATCGACGCCAGTGACGCCACGCCGGACGATTTCCGCATCGATCCGATCGGCCGCGGCTTCCTTGGCATCCGCGAACCGGGCTGGGTAGTTGGGATCCTCCTTCAGCCAAGCGTAGTGGCACTGCCGGTTCACGCCGGCCGCTTCTGCCGCCACGGTGATGATTCCGCACTTCGCGTACGCCTCCAAGAAGCGATCTTTCTTTTCACCCTGACTGAGGTCCATAGTACCACCTACTACGTTTCTCCCCTCTACCAAGTGGCACGCTGCGCGCGCTATTCTAACGGCGGGGGCCGTTTGTGGAAATAGTAAAAGCCCGCCGGGTGTTAACCCAACGGGCTCCTCGCCTGCCATGCCTGGCCAGGCCGTGCCATGCCCCGCCAAGCCTCGCCTAGCCCCGCCTGCCTCACCCCGCTTCCACCCTCTCCAAGTCATCCCCGTACCGATCACGCTTCGGTGCCTCCTTCAACACGTGCTTCACCGCGGCCCAAATGCAACTGGGGCCGACAAACCGCGTGTTGCGCTTTCGCCCAAGTCGCCGAGCGAGTTTCATGACCGTCGCCAGGTACCACACCAAATGATCGTACAACTCCTCCAGCGCGGCTTCCGAAAAATCGCCCGGCTCTGGTGTCCCGCTGACAGCCGTCATCCCGGCGTGGGGCCCTCTGCTGATCTGCCATTTCGCACCGGTCTCTTGCCGGATTCGACACCAGAGCTTCCGCTTCAGCACGCCAAGCTCTCCTTCGGTGCCCTCCAGTAAGCTCGTTTCGGATGCGACCGCGCGCAAGCGCCGGAATTCTTCCACGCCGACTTCGCTGGGCGGAATCAGGATATCAACCACCGCAGGCAGGCTCAGGCACATCAGGTGCCCCGCGTTGCCCCCTTCGGCGAAATCTGGCGGCAACGGCGTCTCTAACTCGATGACCTGCTCTCCTTCCTCGACGATCGGTGTCGCCTTCGGTGTTGGTTTCGTCTTCCTCGCTCGCTTGGCCACGACTCACTCCTTTGCGTGTCCTGCTCGTATTGCCGCAAGTGCATCCTCGATCGGCGCGGCGGTCTCTTTACCGATGCCTTTGACGCCCTTGTGCCACCACGTCCCTTCGCCGTCCATGCAGTCGGCGAGTTGCCCCAGGTTCTCAATGCCAGCGTCCGAGAGTTTGGTCAGCATGGCCTCCGTCACGGTGATGGTCTTGGCCCTCAGCGTTTCCAGCGGGGCCTCTCGCCAATCCAGCGACTCGCCTTCCCCATCGTCCAGGCCAGCGAAGAGCGGCGTCTGGGCTTCCTCGGCCGCGTCCAAGGCGGTCTGGTTCATGCCCAGGGCTACGTCGACCCCATACCGCTCGATGATCTCGGGGAATTCCTGGATAGGGTGTTTCCGGCATCGCCAGCATAGCCGCTCCCGAGCGTCCAGCTTCTGGTTGCCGTCCCGGTCCAAGTCGGGCTTGGCGTGGCACAGTTCGTGGTCGATGACGAGCCGCTTCTTTTCGTCATCGAGCCCAGCCCAAGCGTCTTCGTTCAACTGGATCACGAAATCGTAGGAATCGCCGAACCGGCTTCCAAGGGCCCGGTCAAGGTCGGATGCCTTCTTGATCTTCGCCAGCGTGAGCACGCGGTCGACGTCGGGCTTCCAGCCGCGGCGGTAGCAGAGTAGGATTGTCGCCTCCTTCAGATGCTCGTGATGCTCGGGGATCAGTGCTTCCATGATCTTGTACGGCTCCGTTACTTTTCCCGCGTGCTTCCGTTCGATCGGCCGCACATTGACGGGCTTCCGCTTGTCGGCGGGGTCTGACTTCTTGCGCTTTGCCATTTTCGGCCTCCTTTGATTGGGTTAACGATCACCACTCCGTATCAAACAACGTCCCTTGCCGCTCGCCCGGCTTCGGACCGAGCACGATCTCAATCCAGCCTGGCGACTCAATCGCAACCTCTTCCATGCTCTCGGCCTTGATCTGCGAATCCCGTTCGCAGGCCCCGGCGTGTTCCAGCGAATCGAGCAAGGCTTTCCAGAGCCCATCGAGGTCGCGCTCGCGTCTGTCGGGCATGACCACGCGGACCTTGATTGCCAACTTGCCCTCGAAGGTGACGCCGACTTTCTGCCAGAGCCTGATGACTTCCTTGCGGTAGGCTGTGCCGGCCGCACTGATGTACGTGATCACGCTCGCTTCCCTGATCGACTTGCCGACAACCTTCGTACGCCAGTACCGGTTGATCGAAGGCGGAAACGGCAACCGCACCGACACCGGCTCCGTGCTCAGCCGCAACCGCTCTCGCCTCGCAGCCTTCGCCTCGGCCTCATCCTTGCGGCGGTCGGCCCAATCTCGGCCGCGCTGCCTCTTGGCGAGGTCTCGGGCTTCCTCGATGGTGACGACGCGTTGGGTCATTCGGTTTCCTCAGATCACGCGCCGATGTTTTCCAGGAGGGCGATCTGGGACCGGTTATCAGCAAGCGCATTGAACTGGATTGGCGGAAGCCCACAGGTAATGTTCACAGGGTCTTTCATTGGGTATCCGCGCGAAGCGTTCTCACGGTCATGAAACCCAATAAGAGGCGATCCATCGATGGTCCAAACTGACGATTGCGCCATCGCCACATAGATCCGCTCGAAATCCCGGCGTAACCACTTCTCCTCTTCGGCCTCGACCATCTCGGCCCACACTTCCCAGGCGCGATCGCCGCCAGCCAAGTTGCGGAGCGTGGCCATGATGAGCGGGTCGTCGAAGTCGACCGAGTGGTAAGGACAGTGCTCCTTGGTCGCGTCCATCAGTAGCCGCCATGCCAGAACGGCGCGATGCTCCGGGATCATAACGCCCGCCAACGCACGAAGCTCAGAAACGGTGGGCATGAAACGACAAGTGCGGATCGCCTCATCGATGGCCCGTTCAACCGCCCCAAGCGTCAGATCACGCAGCCCGATCCGATACGCTTCGATTGTCGCTTCGGTGATGGTCTGCCGGTACGCCTCCGCGAGCACGCCGACCAGTACCGCCAAACGCGATGTTTCATTGCGATTCATCCTGGAGCCTTTCTTGAAATGAGCGGACAGTGGCGGCCGTTCCGCGGGGGTCGGCAGACTGTTGACCACGACCTGACTCTTGAGCCCTCGCCATCCAAGCAGAGAGGAACTTGGCCATTCCACGAGGCGTCTTCCGTTTCGCTTCATTGTCACGACACCACTGGCGAGCCTTGCGAAGCTCAGACTCGACGTCTAGGTGCGGGTACGACTCTCGGAATTCACTCAGCTTGGACACAGGCAACGCCCACGTTTTGGAGCAGCCGACCGTCGGGAACACGAAGGAAGTGGTCGGCTCGAACTTCAGGTCCGAGCAAGACGTTGCGCCAGCAACGTCAAAGTGTGATACTGGTTCTTGTTCTTGTTCTGATACTGGTTCTGGTTCTGGTTCTGGTTCTGGTTCTGGTTCTGGTTGGCGTGACATGTCACGTTTGTGTCCCGCTGGTGGCGTGACACCTGTCACGCTCGCGTCACGCTGTCTCTGTCGACGTTTCCTCTTGCAGGACAACAACCTAGTGCGTGCCGATGTGCCGAACCGCTCCTCAAACTTCGGGATCTGTACCCCATTCTTACTAGATGCGAGCCATCCAAGCGCCTCTACCTTGGACCAAAACTGTGCATCTCCGCCACATTTCAGCGCGACACCTGTCACGCTGATGTCACGCAAAATACCCCCCTCTGTGTGACGGTCTCCCCATATCCAAAGGCGGGCCAATCTGAGCAAAACGACGCCGAGCCGAGCCTCGGCATCGGTGTAGGTGAGATCATCCGAGGATGCCAACGCAAGGACCTCTTCCTTGTCCGGCAGTTCGTGATCGTAAGGAATCCAATCTCCGGCCATCTGTGCGGCCTCCGTTCCTCGCCTGATCAGTCTTCCGTTGTCGGCGCGTCCGTTGTCTCTGGGGCATGAACCCTAAGCTCAGACCCAGGCACCTCAGAACGCAGACCGAAAAACATCTCCAAGTGTGCGCGTAGGATCGGGTGCCAGCCCTCCCAAGCGACGATGTCTCGCTGTTCGTGAACTGTCGCGAGAAGCCGCAAATCACCCCAGCAGCAATCACGAGAGAGAATTGCTGTTCGCCACTTCTGCAACGGCGGCATCGCAGCCCAGAACGACCTCCAAAATGGGAGTAAAGATACACGCAAGCCGGCACACGAAACCTCGAACATCAACGATAACACGAACTCGCCGGCCTTGATGGACCCGCCGGCCTTGATGAACTCGCCGGCCTTGATGAACTCGCCGGCCTCGATGGACCCGCCGGCCTTGATGAACTCGCCGGCCTCGATGGACCCGCCGGCCTCGATGAACTCGCCGGCCTTGATGAACCCGCCGGCCTTGATGAACTCGCCGGCCTCGATGGACCCGCCGGCCTTGATGAACTCGCCGGCCTCGATGAACTCGCCGGCCTCGATGGACCAGCCGGCCTCGATGGACCGTACAATTGCTTTCTTTCGACAGATGCACTTGCCTTTTACACGCAAGCACATCGCAGGTAGGTCCACTTCGCATTCAATAATCAAATGTCCAGAGTAATCGGTTTTTAGATCCTCTGGCTTCCAAACAGTTTCCGTCTCCATGTTTTCTCCTTCGCATATTAGCCTTCCCCAAGTGTCTCCAGCAAATCCCTTCCCACGACCACCAGACGCCCCGTGCTGCCGTTGAGGCCGGAGAGGCGCACGTGGTAGGCGAGCCCATCGATCGGCTCTCTCAAGCCGCCTCCGGGCTCGATAGCGGTGATTCTGCCGATGTACTCGCACCCATCGAGTTGGACGAACACGGTTTGGCCGAGGTGGAAAGGGGGGCCAATCGAAGAATGAGTCACCGTTTTTCCTCCCTCGCAGCCAAGTCGGCCTCGTCCCTGTCAATCATGTGCTGTTCACACTGCTCTCGCAGGTGGACGTACAGATCCGGGTCCATGGTTTCCACGTCGAGCTGGCTGCCGTCCTGAAGTTCAACATCTGTCACCCAGACGCCGCCATCCGAGCCGGGGTAGTCCCGCGTCATCGGCTCTGCATCTGCCCAGTCGAAGCCGATCACCACGTCCGGCTCAGACTCGTCGTGCCGATCAGGCAGGTAGCCGTCGATCTCTACGTGTCCGCTGTGCTTAGTTCGCATGGGCGTCATCGCATGCCTCCCTCCGTTTCCTCCGCTCTCTCGCCCGCTCCTCACGCCTCAGCCTCGCGGACGGGTCGAACGTGCTATAGTCGCCATCGTCCTCCGGATCAAACTCCATCCGGCAGTTGTGGCAGTAGTACGCCCTGGGCGTTGCCGTGGGCGTGTCGCTGGGGCGGTTGCACTTGGGGCAGCGGGGCATGATTACTCCTCCTTGTCAGGCAAACAGTGGGAGCTCCTGTTCCCTCGCCAGTATCGCCCGCTCCATGTTCTTCCGGGCTGTCTGGTAGTATTCCTCTTTCAGTTCGATTCCATAGAACCGCCGGTCAAGCCGAAGTGCCTCGTAGCCTTCGGAACCGATTCCCGCAAAGGGCGAGAAGACGATCTCGCCAGGATTCGTGTAGAGTTTCACCAACCGCTCGATGACGCCAAGCTGCAACGGGCAAATGTGCTTGGTGTCATTCTCCCCCTTGCCCTCAGCGGTGTTGAGTGTATCGGTTGCTTTGATCTCATGCCACGACCAGCATGATTCGGCCCATGCAATCCAATCATTCCGCGAAGTCTCGCCAGCCACATCGACTGCGACCGCATTATCGCCAGGAATGCGGAACTTGATCAAATAATCACCAAGAGCCCCGCGACTGATACTCCTGTCTCTTTCCAGTCCAGCGAATTGCAATTCATGGCTATGGGTGCGGATCGCTTGGGCTTGCGGATTCTTCGACACAAGCCAATCGTACTCATAGATCAATCCCGAACGCTCACCCAGCCGGATGTTCAGCCCGCGGAAATCCATCAGCCCTTGACCACCGCTCCTTTTCATCCGCGGAATCTGGCACACATGCACGATCGCTACTCTCCCGGGCTTGACGATTCGTGCAAACTGGCGATAGAAAAACGACAGATGGATCTTAGTCTCGCCGGCCAAGTCCTCACTGTTACCGATATCGGCTTCCTCATTGGTATAGGCATACAACGACGGAAATGGCGGCGAGAACACCGCGAAATCAACGCACGCATCCGGCAACGTCGCCATGTGCTCAATGCAATCGCCATGCTCAATGTGCCATTCAGACCCGTTCAGTAAATCACACATTCAATCGAATCTCCGGAAAGGTTAGTTCTAATTCGCCGTCGCGAGCGATCATGCACCGCCGCTCGCAGCACTCTGGGCAGACTGGACCGTCGCATGGGTCATCACCATCGTAATAGGATGGCATCCATCCGGCGTCTATTGCCTCATCGATCGGAGGCATCGGCGTCTCACACATTACACAGCACATAATGCTTCCTCCCGGAATAGAGCTTCCTGCTCGATGGTGTCCTGTTGCACGCGGTCCTTCTTCCGCAACACGTTCTCCATCTGGATGCGTTCAATGTCCGTCATCGGCAAGTGAACATTCAACGGCTTGGTTGAGCCGACGCGGTTAGACCGCTTCACTGCCTGATAGAACGACTCATATGAGTCTTCACATGCAGAGAACACCTGCCGCGTTGCCCGCTGGAGATTCAAACCAAATCCGAGTATTTTCGGTTTGCTGATGAGTACCTTCTGCTTGCCGGCTTGGAAGTCGGCAATCATCCGCATCCGAACATCGTGCGGAGTTTGCCCGTCCATGCTCGCAGCGTTCGGGAAAGTCTCTTCGAGGAGTTTTTGCTCCGCGTTGTACTTGCACCAAATGATCGTAGATTCATCCGGCCATCCATCGATGAGCCGCTTGATATACTCCGGCTTCCGCGTTGGAATCCGCTTACCCTTGTAGCTCCCCTTTGCAATCTGAGCGAGAACCGACCTATTCGTGATTCCCCCGATACGGTCGGCAAACAGGCGGCCAGTTGCGCCAAACGCTAGCTTGTCCTGTTCCTCGGTCACCGGTACATCATGCTCGTGGATGATAATCGGCGGGATAGTCTCCGAGTTGTCCGTCCAGCCATATGTCGCTGGGTCCGTCATGAAGATGGCCCAGTGCGACAGGGCTCGATAGAATGGGCGAATCGCATGCGGCTTCATCACCCATCGCTCTTGCGTCTGCCCCTTGTTCACGAAGAAGCGAGCGAGAAAGCTGTTGACGGTCGGAAAAGCATCCATGAATACCGCGTGATTTGCGTACTCGATACGGTCGTTTGGTGCCGGCGTTCCAGTCGCGGCCATCTTCCAATCGAGCCCGCGGCCAAGCTCGATGCATTTCGTTCCCCATTTGCCATAGTGGCTCTTAAGATAACTCGATTCATCGAGGATTAACGCTCCCAGTTGCCCCCTTCGAAGGTCGGGCCGGATGGATTCATAATTGGTGATGCCGATTCCTTTTCCACACTCTAACCATGTCTGAAGCTCATTCGCGTGGATGTGTTCCATCGACAATTTGTCACCGAAAAACGTCCGCGATTCCTCCATCGTCTGATCAACTACCATCAAGGGCGATATGATCAGCACGGTGCGACCTTTAGGAAGCATCTTGAGAGCGTAGCGAGCAAACTCTAGAAAGATCGCTGTCTTGCCGAAGCCACAATCGATGAACAAACAATACTTCCGCTTGCGAATCGCGATTGACGTAATCTCCCGCTGATAGTCGAACATCCACGCGGGTGGTGCATAGCTCTCATTGCTGGATGATGGTACATGGTCAATTCGCAATCGCTCTGCGTACTCATCCGGAAACCACGCCATTCTCCCGCGGATCGTGTACGTGGGCAACTGCTTGATCCGCAGAAACAGGCGATAGTCGTCAAGGCTATCTGGCTTCAAGTAGACTTCCATTCCTTGCGTTCTCCTCGGACCAAATGATTGGCCTAGCCCCCTTTGCGTTTTCCTCTGTGGTTTCGCAGTAGCCCGATGGCCCGCCGATAAATCCCAATTTCGTCCGGATGCAGACTGGCACAAAGTATCGACGAGGGCCTACCGTCCGATCATTCGAGTTGTCCGATGAGCTCATCAGCAACCTCCGGGGTAATATCCCCCGACTCCGCCGCCGACTTGATCGCCCGCCGCACTTTGCCGGCCGCGATCGGGTCGCCCTTGGCCTTCTCCGCCTGCTTGCGGAGGTCGGCCGCAACGTCGATGCCGCCGGGTTTTGATTGCTCGGCTGGCGTGGTCTTCTTGTCCCGGGCTGCCTTGATCCCCAGCTTCCGGGCTTCGGCCTGCTCCTTCATCCAATCGCTGGCAGCGGCGGGAAGGTCGCCAGCGAACTCGGCGACAGCCTCATCGCACGCCTTGTAGCTGTTCGCGGATGTGAGTGCGGCCAGAAACGCCTTGCGGCTCGAGTCGTAGGATTCGGCGGGGGACTCGTCGGTCTGAGGCGACAACGCTGCCTCGATCAGCTCAGCCGTTTCCTCGGTCGCGTGTATCCACTGGGCCGTTCCGATCAGCCTGTAACACCACAGGTTCTTGTTCTTGGTGACCTGATACTGCTTGCCACCAAGCGTCAGTTCAGCAAGCCCGGTAACGTCGGTCTGGGCCCCATCGGTCTGGCCGGATGTCGATCCTTCAGCTTCCAGCCGATCGGCCAGTGCATCCAGGCTTCGCGGCGGTGCAGCCAATGGCGCGGGCTCTTGCGTCTCCTCGATTTCTTCTCGGGTCTGTAACCCCATCAACACCTCGGGGTAATGGGCCCGAATGAGAAACGTCGCCGACCGATAGCGGTACATCTGCTCCGGCATGGTCATCCACTTGGAAACCTGTTGCCCTTTGGGCTTGTGCCAACCTTCGCCCTTGACCATCCTCTGATCGACCTTGGGACCAGTAACGGTCTCACCGGTGAACGCATCGACTACGAAAGCCGTGCAGCCGTACTCATCGCCCTCGCCGTCGAATCTGTAGCCGAGTGTCCCCCGGATCTTGCCGGAAGCATTCAGCAACGCGATGGACAGCTTGGCCTCGAAGCCCGGCTTGCCGTGAACGATGTAGATGTTTTGGAGCAACATGAACGGGTCGACGTTCAGCCGCACGGCTAACTGACACGCAATAAAGCAATCCTCCACCTTGCCCCGGAACACCTCGGGGACGAGGCTACTCTTCGCAAACCCCACGGCAACCCGCCACAAGTGTTCAAACGCGGCGGAATCCGTCAGGTAGGCTGGTGCCTCCGACGTCACGCGCACGCTGGTCCCCGTCTGTCGGCTCGTCGCCGGAAGCTGGGGTTGGCTTTCTCCGACCGGTGCCTGACTGGTACGTTCTTGGGTTGCTGTACTCATTTCTTCAGTCTCCTCAGTTCGCGGTAAGTGATGGTTCTGGCCTCCCGTGCCTGTTCGTTCCGCTCCCTCTCCTTCCACTGGTACCGGCCCCCATCGGGCAATAGCCCGTAGGTCGCCTGCCCCAGGGCACCCTTCAGCTTATTCTCCATTTCACGCTTGATCCCTTCGAGCGCCTTGATCTGTTCTTTCGCCTGCCGCAACTCCCGGTCCCACTCCGCGGCCTCGGCCGGCAGATCGATCGTGGTGCCGTCTTCCGCCGTGTAGAGCCGTTTCAGGGCCTCGGCCGTGTCAGCAGACCCGTCGACGGGCGGGGGTGTCTGTGACACCACCAGAGCCCAGAATTCGGCCTCCTTTTCGATCATCGCGGCGATGAACCGGTCGTGTCGGGGCTGATCGAACCACACCAGCTTCTGCCCGCCGATCAGGACGCAGAGCGTGCCCCATTCATACCCAGTCACGGCAAGCTGGTGCTGGAGCTGGCACTGGTAGTAGAGCGGCGGCTCGTCTGACCATTGGTCGCCGGCGAATGCGTTGGTTGTCTTGATCTCCAGGCAGCCAATCGCGCCCCCGTTCTCGCGTTGCGAGGCATCAGGGGTTGCCCACATCCACGGGTGATCGGGATGGTGCCGGGCAATGTCTGCCCGGTTCTGCCGAACAATGCGGCCCGTCCTCTCCGCGTAGACCTCGGCAATCCGAGGTTGGAGATAGGTGCCCCACTGAACGGCCTCCTTCTCGGACAGGTCGGGCGGCTCAACCAGACCTGTTTTCTCGCCCCAAAGCGAGAATCGGCTCTTCCAGGGGCTTACCCCGATTGCGGCGGCGGCGTCGGACGCGCCAAGCCCGGTGTTGCGGTCGATGGTCGTGGTCATGCTTTCTCCTCCAAGTCAAAAGGAAATGGCCCATAGGTTCACGCTCCTGGAAACTACGGATTGCAGTGCGGCTCCTCATGTTCGAACTTCTCCAACAACCGCTCCTCATCGCCCTCCAATTCATCGCCCTCCAATTCATCGACGGCAGTTAAAAGCTTGCGGATCGCCAGGGCCAATTCACCTCGGTTCCCTCGCCGATACTCCTCGCGAACACTGATCGCCCACTCCACGACATCGCTGATCTGTTGCATGCTCTCGCGCGTCGGCTCAATACCGAATGCGGTGTGGAAGTTGCACTCGAACTCTTCGCACCGCTCCATCCACGTCTGGCAACTCCCGGACAGTTCGCGGTAAGACTCTTGCAGCAGTCGGCAGTTCCGCTCCGCCGCCCTCAGTCGATCGTAGGTCCCGTCTGCAAGTGTGACTGGCATTTGCTTACCCTCCTGCCCTAATCGAGTCATAAGAAGCCTCGGCTTCCGTAGCCCACCTCGAGCGCAGGACGCCATATGATTGCCGACCCCCATCCTCTCGCCAATAGGGGTTGCCCTTCGCATCATCGCTCCATGACACAAGCCCTGTGCCCAGTGGAGATAGTGTCTGTACCCCCATCCCGAAGCTACGGCTCTCGAACAGGATTGCAATCCCGACGATGGCCCCCGTATCTTGCCTTTCCGTGAAGGCAACTCTCGCCGGCGCGTGGCACATCAAGTCTCGGGTCCACGCGATAAAGCGACGTGCTGCCTCCGGCGTGATGCTGATGTGTTCGTAATAGGCCATCTGCTTATCCTCCAGGCGCAGCGAAAACCCCGGAGCGTCGGGGGCCAGTTACCGACACGTCCGGGGCTCGCTGCGGATTCTGATTGGTCGCGTTCATGTTCTGGCCCTCACGCTGGTATTATAACATTCCTGAAATCCCCGTCAACATGATTTTCTAGGAATCCTGCAAATTGGCCCGCCGGGGGGGCAGCAATTAAGCGTCCGGGAGCCAGCCGTTGGCAGTCTTGAATCCGTACAAGTGGGCGATCGCCGGGTACAGATTCACCGGCAGATCGACGCCCCCGCCCGCCTTGCCGCGTTCGTAGGCGTAGAGGTTAGAGCTTGGGATCACGTGGCCTCGCTCGGCCAAGAGATCCTGGACGTTGCCGATCGACCACCCCCGCTTTTCGCGGAGTTGCCTCAGCCGGGCCGCGACCCTGCCTGCGTAGGTCGTCTGGTCGGGCTCGCGTTGCGGGCGTGGCGTCACGGTGCGGCTCCTCTTAGATGAGTTACCGCCCATTCTAGCTTTCCTGGAACCGCTTGTCATGCTCTCCTCTCATGCCCCGCCTCGGCTTCTTGCCCGGACGGGGCTTCTCCTGGGTTACTGCGGCCTGCCGTCCGTGCATCCTTGTCCATGGCCGCTGCCGGCGTCTTGCCGGGCTCCATCAGATCACGCCAACAAGACGAGTGCGCCAATCACAAGAGTCAACAGCAGAATAGCCAAGTCCAAAAGGCTATACTCCGGCAGCCGTACCTTGCGGCATTCAGCCCGCCCGTCGTCGACCCACTCGAATCCGCCAGTCGTGGTCAGCACGCGGTCGACAGAGCAGTTGTCGCATTGGCAGTCGTCGTGATGCACAGCGGTTGCTTTGACGATCATGCTGGGTCCTTTCGTTCAAAACGCGAGCCGACCGGCCATCGGCCATCGAAGACGGGCGGTGGAAACAAACGCCCATCGCTGACCGGCCGGCTCGCAAGCTCCCGGGTTAGTTCTTCTCGCCGCCGCAACACACCATTACGGCCCTCAACTTTCCGATACACACATGCCGCCCCACGATACTCTCGGCAGACGGCTCGCCATGGGCTACCGCCTGTGCTTCGCATACAGCACAGAGCAAATATCCTTGTGGTGGTTCGGACACGAACTCCCCGCGTCCACAGTTCCCGCACCAGTACGTTGCCGTGTCGTGACTCCATTTGCCGCGAATGATATGGGAATCTACGGCACGAACACGGTGAATCAAATAACCCCGTGGGTTCCACAGGAAAGGCAAGGACGCTTTCCAGGCGATGTCGCGGCAATACTGGGTGTCGCGATACTTCTTCGGTTTTCGGGCGCAGGTGATCTTGGTGGGGCGACTCATCTGTCAATTCACTGGTTAGGAAGTGGTCCCCGTGGGAATCGAACCCACGCCAGCCGTTTCCCCGATATTTGTGATGACGGGCTTGTCAGCTTGTGAGGGCTGAGCATCTAGCCTCGGGACCCGCTGCACGTTCTTGGCTGGCCAGCGAGTGTCTTTTATCGTGCATAGACTCCAGGGGGACCAATGCCGGTTTCTCCAACCCACTGTGGGCCCGCCGCCAAAACCGGCAAAGGCAGGCGGTCTCTCTAGGATTTCAAAAGGATGCTGCCCGGCGAGGACGGGCAGCGATTCACTACGACAGGAGTTCCGGCTCTGCGGCTGCATTTGGCCTTCAGACGCCTCGCTCGAATTTGGGGCTCGGCCAGCCGCGCAACCACCGGCCCCTCCAAACCCTACGGCACTCTCCTGCCTCGCCCCCCTCAGCCGGGCTTCTGCCTCTTGCGGCAACCCTACGGGCTTTGGCCGCGAAGCGTCAACGGGGGACTGGTTCTCAAACGGGTATTTCAGAATCGCGGCCTCGGCAGAACGTCTATCAGCGACGGCCCTGGGGCGATCACAGGATTGACGTAGCTCTGCCGCGCCACCGCCTCGGTATGGCCGACCGCCTCGGCCGCCCACGCTACCCCACGGGCCGCCGCCGCGTAGCTCTCGGCGGGGTGCCGAGCCCTCCCGTGATCCGTGCGCCCCGCCAGCCTCCGGCCGGGCTTCCTTGCGAGTTCTCCGTGCCCTATTCAATTCTACCACCCTTTATGGTGGGAAACGGTCAGTGGTTCTGTTCGCGTACCTCGAAGAATCCTTCCAACTCGGGCTCTTGGTCCATCAAGAGCCGGGCGTAAAAAGCGGTGTAGTTGTTATTGAGTTTGAACTCCTCGCCCCTCGTTTGCATGGCGTGCCGCCAGCGGAGTACCTCGAAAAGCGACTTGATCCCGTACCGCTCGTGGCCTACGTGGCGAAGCTCAAGGGCGAGGGCCCTGAGCCGTCGATAGACCTGCGGGTTGGCCGCATGGAACCGCTCGAAGCGCTCGCGGAGCGTGAGGGGGCGGGACGGGGCTTCGGCGAATGGGAGGGCGAGTTGGGGCATTGCTACTGGTTTCGGATCTCGTCGATCTTGTTTTCCACTACGGCGGCGGCCAAGGGAAACGTCGCCCCCTCCCAATCATTCCACCACTTCGTGATCGCGGGCATAACGTAATCACTCCATAGGATCGTGCCGAGTTCATCGACCGGTGAATCGTCCTCCTGTTCTTCTGCAACCGGCATGATCGCAGGATGGGTATCTGGTTGCGCCTCATCCGGGTGTTCAACACTTGCCCTCCGCCCGATATTCGTAGTGTCGATCGTTCGCCCGTCGCGACCGATGCGCGTGGGTGACTGGTAATCGTTTCCAGTGTTGGAGGCTTCTGAACGAATCTTGCCAACAAAAGGGTGAGTCACCCCTACATGCTCCGCAATCTGCCGATCCGACAGCCCCGCCCCCTTCGGATGCTTCAGGGCCAAGAGCACGGCGCGGCGCTTGTCCTCGTTGGTGCGACGCTGGCCATGGGTCTGGTTCGCGGCGCAGGCGTACCAGCGGGCCTCGTCCACGGTTCCCTTGTGGACCTCGCATTCGAGGCGCGCCAGATTGGCTTGCCGCGCAGCGTGGTAACGGTGGAACCCATCGGCCAACCAATAATGACTGCCATCGTGGAACACTACGATTGGAGGTAGAGCGGTCTCCGCTTCGTAGAGTTCGGCATACTCCCGCACAAGCTGATCGTCCAGCGTGACGCGCGGCTGCGTGTCGCCATCAGTCCGGATCTCGTCCAGCTTCAGACTACGAACGGGGCAATTGTTGCTGCGCTTCAGGCGAACCATGATTCCTCATATCACATCCGGAAGCCGATTCGACCGCCGACCCTTGTTCAGCATCCGAACGATCCCCTGAGCCCACACTTTCTCCCCACCTATGGCATAGAACGTGGAGGCTTCATTAATGCTGCGAATAAGCCCCTCGTGTCCGATTCTGATAAGGCTGTCCGTATAGCACCGCTTCAGGAGAGTCTGCTTGAGTCGCCGCAAGTATCGCTCAAGATAGCACATACCCCCGACGATGCGATCATGAATTGACTGTCCATGGTGTATTTGCACAATCAGCGGCCATGCGTCTGTAAAGACATCGGGTTCTGATTCGTAGGATGACATCAGCCGCATTACACACTTCACTGATTTCGCGGCGCCGGTTCCCTTGACAACGTAGCCGGCCCCGAGCACAAGTTCATTGATCTTGACCGCTGTGGCATCTTTCGCAACCAGCATTGCGCGGAAACGATCTACGCCGCTCATCGCGCCACGCACCGTGTTCGCTCGAATGAAACCATCCGCCTCTTCGGAGATCTCGTCAGTCCGAAAAACGATACATGGCAACGTTGTGATGTCTGACCGCTTGTCAGCCGCCAACTTTCGATGTTGCCCATCGAACACAAAAAACAAGTCGGCGGCACGATGGGCTACGAGAAGTGCCCCACATCCTCGCCATGACCATTCGCGAGCAATCTTCAGTACACGGGCGTTGGATACGTTGTTGCGCTGGTAGGTTGGGTCGACGTGGAGGAGCGTCTTGTTGATGTAGACGAGCGAGCCGGGCTCATCGACAATCGTCCAGTCGAACACATCGACCTTTGACACCGATCCTGAGGCGTTTGGGAGTTTGTGCTGATCGTCCTGAGGCAGACTTGGCGCAGAAGACATCGTTACCTTCCTTGCTCTAGAGAATGGGAATTGCTCAGTTGGAGCACCAACCGGGGGGCCGGAGCGTCGGCCGAAGATGGTGCCAGTGGTTCAGGAAAGGCCTGCCCGAGTTGCGAGGCTCGGGTTACGCATCACAGACCAGATGACACCAATATACCAATCCGTTGGCGATTTACAAGGGGAGTTTGGCGATTTTCGTGAAATTCACGGAACTCCCTACGCTGATTCGGGTTCCGGCTTGCGGAATTCGGGATTTCCCCGAGGCGGAGGCGTGAAGTTGTGGACAGCCGATTGCTCAAGCAAACGCTGGCCGCCAAGATCGCGAGCAGGGAGAAGGCCCTGTCTGATGTAGCGGCACACCTGGGAATGGCTGCGACCGAGGATTTCGGCCGCCTCATAGACCGTGTAAAAACCAGGGATCGCGCTCACAGTTGACATGCCTCCATTGTACCGATAGGTTGGCAGTTTGCAAGCCGAAAAGATGCGGCGGCTGTTCCTCGGTCCACAGCACGCAAACCGCCCGGCCCTTGCGGGTGCCCGGCAACCGCCGCGATTGCCGAAGAGGGGAGTCGAACCCCTACCCCCATACTGGGGACTAGGTCCTGAACCTAGCACATGGGCAATCGCGGCGACCTTCAAAATAGGCAAGTTGCGAAGAATCCCGTCAGACGCCCCAGAACGACGCTGGACGCCGATTCGTACTGGGGGTAGGCTGATGGCAGATCGCCCGGCCGCGGGCGTCGGGCGGCATCACACGAACCGGGAGGGCAATCTGATGAGACGCCGAGCTTACACGCTGCTGGAGGTCTTGTTGGCCTGCGGAGTCCTGCTATTCGGGCTCCTAGGAATCGCGGGCTTGATCACTTTCGCTGGCCAGATCGTGGCCAAGACGCAGCAACGGGAGCGGGGAACCGACTGCGCGAGCGCCGCGATTGCGGATCTGTTCGTCCGCGGCTGGCTCGATCAAGATCGCTGGCTCGATAACGACGGAGACGAGAAGACGCCAATCGGCTCAAACGTAATCCTTGACCCAGACGGCATTGTCAACGGAGGACTGCCTGGGGTAATTGCCGGGGTGCCGCGTGTCGCGGTCGATGGCATCCTGCCGCCCGACTACACGTCGACGGATGATTTGCAATGCGACTATTCCAAGGAACGGCCGGAAGCCTACGGGCACAGGGGCGAATACACCTGGTTCGCCAGCGTATGCGAAGGCGAGGTGACAGCGATCGCCTGCCGGAAGCGGACGTTTGACGAGCGCGTGATCGACGCCACTGTCGAGTGGTCCTATCCCGGGGGCGTCCTGCTTCAGCTTCCGCCGGAAACGATCCTTGAACAGGACAAGTACGTGATGCTTGTCTGGGATGATCCCGGTGGGCTCGGTAGGCACTTCGGTTGGTGGCAGACGATTACCGACCCGCTGGACGGGCAGGTCGATCTCAGGGGCGGCGACTTCCCGATCGCGGTCTCATCGTGTCAACTGATTGACTTCGATGGGGTCGTTGGGCTCTCGCGAAAGTGGACGCCGTGAATATCGGATACGATCTATTGATTGCCCTTGGCATGGTCGCGGCGATGTGGCTTGCGGCAGCGTGGGCGAAATGGTACTCATCTCGCGGCTGATCTCACCGCAGGTACCTCAGCGGCTCCCAATCCTCCGGCGGCTGCCAACTCTCAGGATCGAACACCTTGAACCGGCCCTTGCGGATCCGCGGGCTGGCCATCATCCGAAGTGCGGTCGCGTTCGCATGGCTCACATCGTCGACGCCCTCTGCGTCACGCCGGCCCTCAAGCGGCAGACAGACGCCGCACCGCGGGCACCAACGCTCGATCTGGTCGCGGTAGTCCGCCAGGTCGTGGGCCCAACAGCCGGGCGTGACGGGGATGCCACCGGGCCCATCGAACACGATGTCCATTGCGGCGGCCACTTCACAGAAGAAGAACCCTTTTGGGGTTATCGAACTTGACCACGCTCGTTGGAGCGGGCAGGCTTCGATGAGCCGCCACATTTCTGCCTCGTCTCGAATCACTTCCTGGATGCCGACGAGCACGGGCTGGTGAACGCAATTGGAGTTGTGCTTGTTGAGGTTGACGTAGCCGAAGACCCGGGCCACTGCTGGATCGAGGTCTTGCCCGGTCCACAGCCCACGGTCGCGCCGTCGGGGAATCTCCCGTTGCATGATCTCCACCAGTTCGCGGAACTGCGGATGGCTTTGCGGTTCCCCGCCCATCATGCCGACGCACTTGCGCCCGGGCGGGGCCCCGGCGTTCGGGTTCGGCGTCGACTCCCGGGGGAAGTCGGCGAGGGCCCGGCAAGCCGTCCTGAAGTCGTCCGGCGTCATGTAGAACCGCTCCCGCACGTGGGCGACCATGCGCGTGCAGTTCGAGCACGCGCGGGGGCAGGCGTTGGTCACTTCGATCTGGACACACCATTGCTCTCGGGGAGGGATCATGGTTTTGCCTCTTCCTTGTACAGGATCCCGATTCCCATCTGCCAATCAGTCAGGAACTCTTCGACACGCCGACCTTTCTTCAGTTCCTGCCATGCCTCGCCGCAAGGCAGCATTCTCTCGCGGCCCCCGAGGTTGCTGATGTCGTGGACCCCAACGAAGTGTTTCACCACGGCGTCACAGATCCGCACATCATGAAGTGTCTGGGGGTACCCATGGTCACCATCGACGAAAGCGGCATCGTGTTGGCCGAGGTCCTCCGGCTTCAAGTGTTGGCTGTCGGCCAGAGTCAACCGGATGCGGCACTCCGGACACTGGTGGGCAAGCAGATCGAATGTCATCAGTAGCCCGAGGTTGGCACGTATGTCAAACACCCGCATCGTTGATTCCCAGCCGAGTTGCCGGAACCGGTGAGCAATGGCCCACTGGTTGCCGCCGTTGCCAGCCCCGATGAATAGTAGGGAGTGGCATTCGTACTCCACAAGCCGATCGACGAATCGCGAGAACTCCGTGCCTCGCTGGTTTCCGCACCAGCCAGGCGGACGTTGCACGATGTCAGTTGCCGGATACGTGTCGACGGTAAACAAGTGCGATTCCTGCATAGTGTAAACCTTTCATGCGACTACAGCCACAAACACTCCGTTCCACCAGCCCTCGGCATCAGCTTGGAAAGCGGTATGCCGTTCCCATTCAGCAAGGATCGTAGCGCCTACGTCGGCCAGTCCGGCGCGGGTGCCGCCGGGAACGTCATAGTTTTGGTCGTCCCAATCGTCGACTACCACGATTGCCGGCTTGGAAAGGACGGGCCAGAAGTGCGACATTGCCCGTCGCTGGTCTTCGGTATGATGGCAGCCGTCGTAGAAGTACACGTCGACGGGCGGCGCGATTCGGTCCGGGGTGATTGTCCAGCAATCCGCATTGATGACTTCGACCGGCGGTAAGTAGTCTTCGACTGCAAACAGGTTCGCCAGAAACTCATCATGCGGCCCACCAAATGTGGACCAGTTGTCAATCACGGTGGCCAAGACAAGCGGGCTATCGTGGGTGGCGGCCAGGAGCGTCGCTCCCTTCCACACGCCAATTTCGAGATAGTGAGCCCCATGGAGTCGGCATAGCGCTTGCAAGAGTACGCGAATCTTGACTGATGTCATTCCCTCGACCATGGGCCCGGAAAACTGCGTTGCCTTGTCCGCTTCGTCAACGGCAGCTTGGGCATGAGTGATCACGTCATCACGACTGTAGGATGCCATTGAGCACGTCTCCGTAGAGTTCGCCCATCACCGCCGAGTCGGGCTGGTGTGGTCTGGTCTGTCGGCCGACAAGAGGGTCAAGACCAGTGCCGATGTCGAAGCATCTGGCCAATGGTTCGTGCCGAATCACCTCAGCCATCAGCGGCTTGGCCGGCATCCCATAGACCAGCAGGACCAAGTCACTCGGACGCACGATTCCGAGAAGCTCGTCCCGGACACGCGGAAACTGATCCCACCCATTGTTCGGCGGCACTTGCACGAACTGGGATGCCTGTAGAAAGTGCATCGCCGGTTGCAGCAGATCGGGTCCAACCAACACCTTACGCCGCGGACAATCGCGAATCGCGAGATACAGATCGCGAACCGCGCTATTGTCCTGATCCTTGAAATGCATGAACAGCCCGTGGTCACACCAGTCCGTTTGGCCGCCCCACTGATCACACAATCCGTGAACCCAGACAGCCAACGGCCACCATCCCCAATTACCAAGCCAGAGGTTCGGCGTCTGGACGAACGTCCGCACAGCCCCGGCCAACGCCTCGGCAAGAGCCGGCGAGTAATCATGGCCGTCACAGTTGTTCCGTTCCAACCAACCGAGGCAGCAGAGAATCTCGCCGTCTCCAAACCGAGCAACGTGTGGCGGATTGTTTGCCCTAACGCTTTCAATAAGTTCGGCTCGCGTCCGGTTTGTCCGCTGGAAGTATCGCGGAAACTCCGAGCTTTTGAAGGTGTATTCCAACCATGTCGGGTTCACTCTGGTATCTCCTGTGGATCGTAGCCGAATCGCTCAAAATCCGCGGCGGCATAGTGGGCAACCAACACTCGGGCGGCCGGCGTGTAAAAGGTTCGCAAATTGACCGGGCCCATGCGCGTGGTCTGATTCACTTCCAACGCAGTCCCCTCCGGGACAAACGAAAGCGAAGTGAATGCGTCGGGCAAATCCTCATACCGCAAGAGACGGTGTGGCGTGAGGTCGCCGTAGAACTCGGATTGCGTCCCGACCACGCGCTTGACCGCGTCATCCAATCGCTGGTTGACGCGAAATGCAATGTATTGCTCGAACGACAACAGCGCCGCGGTCATGCTAAGGCCGGATGGGTGGCGCACATCGTTGCGTCCAATGAACGCCTGCCACAAGTAGAGCGAGAGTTCGCGGGCAAAAGGGTTGCGCACGAAGCCGACGATAGGAAGTCCGTCGCTGTTCGGTGGCCGATCGGTGCTGTGATCCTTCGCGTGGTAGGGCGCTTCGTCGTCGTCGGAATAAGGCTCAAAATCACCATGGACCTCACGCAGCGCGTCGATCATCGAACTGCCAGCCGTCCGCGGATTGTGGCAAAACAGAAAACCAGCTTGTCGGCTGATCCACACGTTGCTATTCCCTATTTCATGCGAGCAATAAAGTACGGTGTTGGCAGTCCATCCCGACCAAACGTGTAGACTGTCCCGTTACCATCCCGGGCTTGCACGTAATCAAGGCCATCATAGTGCGCTTGCCCCATCACCGCAACGAACAGCCGACCATCGAGATCCCAGCATGGTACGCCGCCGTTCGACCACTCTCTGGTGAGGATAAGCTGATGGGCAAGCTGGTTCCGGCTCTTTCCGGGCGAATACTTGTACCGGTAGAGAACCGCGTCGACGTGATGCTCGGTCTTCACACGACCGCTGGCCAGAAGCGGGTCGTACCAGAACACGTCATCGTTGTAGCCAAGGATCGACGGGAAGGAAATCAGTGTCCCGATGTCGCGCCGCCACGCGCAGAGGTGGTTGGCCCTCATCCCGATCAGGCGCTTGTCAAGCCGCTGTCGATCCTTGTGCCAGATAGAGAACGAGTGAACCTCCCGGGGTCGGCCCGGGGCAAGTCGCTCCAAGTCAAAGCTGATCACGTGCCGGTCCAAGTCCGTCGCCTCGACAAGCGTCTTGACGTACTCGGCTGACACCGTGTCGTCATCGTCCACGAATGCGAAGTACCGCCCTTGCGAGCGTCGGATAAGCCGGTTGCGTTTTTCGCCGCTGGCCATCTGCCCGGCGTCCTGCTCGACCAGAATCTCCACCTCCTCACCGAATGGGGCCGCCTGGGATGCCAAGTCAGACAGAAGCTGATCGAGCATTGTCTGTCGAGACGTGAGGGCCGCGATGAGGATGGAGAGCTTCACCTAACAGGCTCCGATCGGTTTTCCCACGGGAACGGCTGGCCAAAATCGACCACTGGCACATCGAGGAACGCGACCAACGCGCGCCATAGGTCTTCAGCCGGCGTGGTCGTGATGTCCAGCGTCAGAAGATCGTCCTGCCGATCTGCGAAATGGAATCGCACGCCCGATTCGTGTCTCCACTTGGCGTGGCGGAAGTGCTCCTCATCGAAGCGCCAGGTGCCGTACATGTCAAAGTCATTCTCGGCAAGCATCTTCTGCTCAAGCGGTATATCCCCGGGTGCCGCCTCACGCCATGGCACGCTGTAGTGCCACTGGCAGCTTCGCAACCATGACTCCATTTCCCGCGTCGTGAGAATGAACTTGCTGCCTGGGTAGATCGCATCGAGAAAGCGGAACCGCTTCGCAACCGTGATATCCAGGCAGGCGTCGTGCTTGTCAATCTCCGCCAGATCGGCCGGGTAGTGTACCACGCGAAACCCCAACGTGCGCAGCGCCGAGGCCAGCGACTGGGTTCCCGTCCGACCTAGTCCGATTCCGAAGACGCGCATTGGATGTGCTCGTTGGGATAAGGGTACTTGGCTCTTGTCAGTTGCCGGTCGACGTGAAGTCGGTCCATGCGGGCGGCGCGTTCGGCCGCTTTCTCGGGGATCGTACCGTCGAGTTTGGGCGTCCGGCGGCCGTACCAGTTCTGGGTATGTCGCCCCAAGTGAAGGACGTCGTAGTCCCACCGCTTGCGATGCTTCTCGGGCCATTTGAAAAAGAACTCCGTATCGTAGCCCTGCGCGGCCTCCCATGTGACACCGAACCACGGCGGCTCCCCGAGGTGCGGAGCGTCGGCATGGAAGAGGAGGCACGCCCCGGCGAATTCCCAGGTCTCTTCGTAGCGGGGAAGTTTCCGCCAGGTTGCCGGATCCGCGTAGTGGCCGTGCTGCGTCGGGTCGTCAAGGATTCGCCGCCACGGTGCGTAGAGCACACGCTTGTACCGTTGGTGCTCCGGCGGGAAGTCTGCCGGAAGCACGATGTCGGCGTCAAACGAAAGAATCCAACCACGGCGACCGAGGAAGTCAAGACCTTCCTCGATGGCTCGGCCTTTGTTGAACGCGGCTCCGTCGCGGTAGAAGGCATCCGTGCAGTAAACCACGGCATTCGGCACCCGGGCCACGATCGCCAGCGTTGCGTGGTCCTCCGGCGTTGTCACGACCACGATCTTGTCCAGTACCTGCGCGGCCCGGTGGAGAGTGATCTCCAGAAGGTCATCGTACTCGACGGAAACGGTGATACCGCGGATTGACATCGTGCGTCCGTGCTCAGAAGGGCCTCGGGAATTCCTGGGGCAGGATCTCCGGGCTACGGTAGTCAAACCAATCCGGTTCTTTCGCGTCGATCATA